GCTCGCACCATTCACGGGCAGCCGTGATGAGCGAGGCCACGTAGGCGTCATCCGTGTTGCCGTCGATGCGGCAATGAGCCTTCGCCTCTGAGAGCGTGACCGGTTCAACGGCCGGCGGCGTCTGGCGAGTCAGGCTTCGGTATTGCACGGCGTCCTCTGCGTTTTGGGGTGGCGTCTGCGGTTTCGGTGGCCGGTTCGATGGCCGCCGTCTCGATCAGTTCCTGCTGCCGGTCCTCCACCGCGAACCGCTTGGCAATCAGTTCCGCCGCGAGCCCGCCGGGGATCTCCACGACCTGGCCGGCGCGATAGTTTTTGAAAGCTCGCAGCATCTTTAGTTTCGTCATTGGGGCACGCTCCATGCAGTTTCGGGCTTCTTTCCGTTGGTCGTGAACTCGGTGGTCCACTGAAACACAGGCTTGCCGAGATCCCTGCCCGGCCACGTCACGACATACTCGCCGTGCCCCAGGACCACGCGGGGCGACACGAAAACCCGGTTGCCGCTTTCGCGCCAGTTCCGCCAGAACCAGATGTCGTCGTCCACCCGGCCCTCGTTCCATGAGTTGTCGGGCCCGGGCTTCGACCAAAACCAAGGCTTTTTGCACCGTTTCAGGGCCGCCGTGGAAATGACCGTGAGCCCGAAGTGAGCGCTGTCCACCTCCTGCACAGGCTCGGCAAACCACGACATCGGCAGGCTGGTATTGCCGTCCTCTGGTGGGTTGTCCAGCGTGCCTTTCAAGGTCAACATCGGCCTGCCGTCCTCTCGCTTCGTTTGCAATCCCGTCAGGGCGTCGCACTGGAAGGTCATCGCCAGGGCGAACAGATGCTCCACGTCTTCCTTCGTGAAAAACGTGTCGTAGTCGATGGTCAGCAGATACTCGGCCTTGTCGATGAACTGCTCCATTACCCGGGTGTTCACCTGGCTCCAGAACGCCCCAGTGCCCATCGTGGGCCTAATGCCGAGCGGCATGAGTGCTTGAGCCCACGCGAAATGATTGGCCGTAAACGAGAGCCTGGGCATCGACAGGATGGCTTCCACGCGCACGTCGGCCTCGGTGCCACCAACCTTGACGATCATGTGCAACCTCAAAAAGAGAGCGGGCCGCCCCGTTGTGGAGCGGCCCGCCCAGTTTGCACGTCACGTCAAGCCGTCAGGCTCAGGCACCGACCAGGCCGATGATCGGCCCGGCGACGCTGGACGAACCGAGGTTCGGGTGAGCAATCGCCACGCGGGCGACGGCCCGAATCACGGTCTGGTCGCTCAGGAAGTTCACCTGATCGCTCGAGGCGATCTCGATGCCCTGCCGCACGCCGTAGTAGGAGCTGTTGGCCATGTTGCCGTACAGCGCCATCACAACGCCCGTTGAGTCCGCACCGCTCGGGAGCCGGTCGGTGAGGACCACCGGGCTGCCGAGGAAGGTGAGGCCCATGCCCTGCGACAGGCCGACCGAACCGCCCTGGTTCAGATCGAGAGCCTGCATGCAGGTCGCGAAGAAGAACGGCGAGCAGAACCACTTGGCACCCTGGCGCGAGTGCTGCGGAACCGCAGCCATCATCGCGAGCAGGTTGGCCTTGGTCACCTCGTCGGGGGTGTCGCCGGCAGCGGTCACAAGCGACGCCGCGTAGTCGTAGGTCGTGACCGAGCCGGCCGTGGTGGTCTTGATAAGACCTCCGGCGTGGCTCGTCACAAGTCCCGCGACGCCAGGGGCGTTGCTCGGGTTGCCGCTCCACGCAGCCGCCTCGACGGCGTTGGCGAGCGACAGACCGAGCTCCGCGGCGATGAAGTCGGCGATCGACACGATGGAGTCTTGCAGCAGCTCGCTCGCGACCACCACCGCGCCCGTCACCTTCTTCGCCGTCAGCGAGACCTGATTCATGGTCGGGTCGCTGGGGGTGATGGCGGTGTTCTCGTCGATCCAGTAGGCCGTCGTGCCGCCCGTCCGACGCGGGAACTGGAGCACGTCGCTCGGCATCGTCACGCTCGTGGCGTTCTGAGCGAAAGCCGAATACTGGTCAACCAGCCGGATGACCGTCGAAGAGAGCACGTCGGGCACCACCGACGAACCGCTGTTCGCCGAGGTGGAACCCATCGCGCGGGCCTCGACGCCGTGATCCTGGCACCACCGCTTGGCGTCGGCGTCGCCGCCCTTGGCCTTCAGCCACATGCCAACCTTGTAGGCGTCTTCCGCCTTCTCGAACGCACGAAGGCGGCCCGAGAACGGGACGGCCTCAATGCGGACGGCCTTCTCTTCGGAACGGACTTCGGGGGCGGGGGTGCAGCGATCCACCACGCTGCGCAGGTTCTTGGCCGACTCGACGACCTTCTTCTCGAAGTCGATCTTGGCGGTGAGCTCGTCGGCACGCTTGTTGAGGTCGATCAGTTCGACATCGCGAGCGGTCGTGTCTTCGGCCTCGATCGCACGAACGGCGTCGATCCGGTTGGCGAGGGCAGCCGCCTCGTCCTGAAGCTTCTTGAGATTGTCCATGTTCGGTGAGACTCCTGCGGCGGTATTGCCGTGGAGTCCACAGTGCCACTAGCGGGCGGGTCTCTTGCAGAAGCGCACTTCGGAAACTGTTGTTTTCACAAACGCCACCGCTCGAGCCCCGCACCGGGGGCAGCGCAAATACCGCTGCCGCTCGTCACCGCAGGGGCGGCTGGATCGGCACCGCAGTTTTTCGCCGCAAGTGCAGCGTGCCTCAGACACGGCGAAGCCTCAGTGCCCACGCCGCAGCGGCGTCACGAACCAGCGAACGCTTGGCGACAACGGCGGCCTCGGGCTCGGGCTGCGTCTGCGCCGCCAGCCACGCCTCGTAGGAACGCATGGCAACAGAAGCGGAGGTGGCGGGGTACGCCGGCACTAAGACAGGCCCCACGTCATACAGCCCGCTCACCTCGCGGATCTGCCTGACGGCCTTGCCGTCCTCGCCAGTGCGGAACGATTCGTTCTTCGGGTCCACCGTGAAGGCGAACGACGAGCCTCGCACGTCGCGCCGCTGGATCAGCTCGAGCACGTCGCCGCGGCTGACCGGCGGCGTCACGACGTACCGCAGCCCCTTCTCGTCCGAAGAGAGTTCAAGCGTGCCGCTCGACGTGCGGCCCAGCACGATGTTGGAATCGTGGTTGAACAGGGCCACCACATCGCTCTTACCACGCTGGCGGCTCAGGATGCGGTCGAACGCACCGGGGAGGATCTCCTCCTTGAACCCGCCGAGGTCGAGGGAAAGCCGGTTGTAGACGGCAGCGTAGCCGATGATCGCGGCCCGGCCATCGGCCCGGCTCTCGACGATCAACTCGTTTTCTTCCTCAAAGGCGAAGTCGCGGCGTTCAATTTCCATTGTCTTGATTCTCCTGTGCGGTCGTGCTGTCTTCGGCGTCGTCCTCGGGCGTGCCGTCCATCGGCTCCACGGGGGCGTCCTGCGGTGCGGCCGGCTGCTCCTGCCCCACCTTGTCGAGCGTGGTCATGTTGAGCTGCACGAAGTGGCGGTCGCCATCCGGCCCGATCGGGTTCAGGTTCTCAAGCTCCCGAATCTCGTTAATCGTCATCCACCCGTTCTGCAGGGCGCTGACGTAGTAGGCCGACCGGCTGGCGTGGTCGCCACGGAGCAGCCCGCTGACGCTGTGCTCCGCAAAGTACGTCTCGTCATCCACGATGAGGTCGCGGGATATCGCCGCCTCCCACCGCTTCAAATGCGGCAGCAGGCAGTGCTGGACGAACTCCGTGCCCTGCACCTCGATATTGGAGTAGGTGCTGCGGGTGAGATCCTGAATCATGTGGGGCGGCACGCGGAACGCCCGGCAGATTTCGATGACTTGGTACTGCCGCGTTTCGAGGAACTGGGCCGCCTCGTTTGAGCCGCTGAGTTCGTGGGCCTTCACGCCGTTGGGCAGGACCGCCGTGCGGAAAGCCCGGTCTGCCCCACGGTGCATCCGTTCCCACTGCTCACGCAGCCGCTCGGCCGCCTCCACCGGAATCGGGTTTTCGCTCTCCAGCACGATGCCCGGCCGGGCGCCGTTGCCGAAGTAGGTGGACCCGTGGGCTTCAAGAGCTTGGGCCAGGCCGATCGCGTTCTGGAAAATCTTGTACGTCGGGATCGGCTTGATGCCGTCCTCGGTCGTGAACCGCAAAGCGAAAATCTGGTCTTGGCTGTAGATCGTCTCGCGGCCGTTCGGCTCGCGGTAGACGTAACGCACGCGGCCATTTTCCAGACGACCCACCTCCATGCGCGACGAGTGCAGCGGCCACAGTTCCGACACGGCGCCTCGAGCACCGGGGCGGATCTCGGCGTAACTCGCACCGTAGTGCAGGTACATGCCCGTCATCCAATCGCGAAACTCCTGCGCCGTCTGCCAGGGGTTCGGCTGCTGGTGGAGCAGGCGATACACCGGGTGGCTCGTGGCCTTCTGCTTGCCGCCGTTGGCCATCCGCTCGTAGACGTGGAGCGGCAGAGACGACACCGCATCCGAGATCACGCGGATGCAGGCCGTGTAGGCCGAGCACGCCATCGAGTTGTCAGCGTTGACACGGATGCCCGAAGGCGTGCGGCTCGGCGACACCTCGGGCCAGTCGATGCCACGCAGTTCGAACATCTTGAAATCGGCGGCGGCGCTTTCGCTCATAACGAGATGATGTCCCAGGATTGTTCGGGTGGCGGGGCCGTGGCCGTCGCGTGGATGCCGAGGGCCATCGTCAACGCCACGATGCCGTCGATCCGTTCGTTTGATTTCGCCTTGCTCGGCTTGATGTTTCCGGCGTGATCCTGCTGAATCGCCACGTTCGACGCCTGCCACGCCAAGACGGGATGCCCGCCGTGGAGCAACTTGCCGCCCACCACCAGCGCCTCCAGCTGCTTTGCGGGCGAACTCATCGAGCCGTAGCCCTGCCCAAAACCTAAGACATTCACGCCATCGCCTTGCAGTTGCGTGGCCAGTTGGGTGGCGTTCCACCGGTCAATCGCCACCTGCCGCACGTTGTATTTCTTGGTCAGGGCCATGATGTCGGCCCGCACCTGGTCGAAGTCGGTCACGTTGCCGTGCGTCAGGTGCAGCTTCCCCTCCTTCGACCACTGGTCGTACGGCACTCGGTCCCGCTTCACACGCTCCCGCATGTTGTCCTCTGGAATCCAGAAGTGCGGCTCCACCCAGAAGGTGCCATCGTCCAGCTGGAACAGCAGGCAGAGACAGGTCGTGTCGAACGTGCTGGCGAGATCGAGGCCCGCGAAACACTCGCGGCCGTCAAGCATCACCGGGCAGGGCTTGTTGCCCTGTGCCCAGTGCTCCATTCGCAGCCACCGCGTATCCTGCTCGGTCCACTGGTTCAGGTGCAGCCGCCGAAAGGTGTTCTCTTCGCTCGGCATATCCTGGGCACGCTTGCACCGCACCCGCAGGTCGTCGAGTTTCACGCTCACGCCGAGGTTCGGGTTGGCCTTCCGCCAGGTCTCTTCCTTCGTCCAATCGTCTTCGGGATCGGCGGCGTAGATCGCAGGCAGGAAGGTCTCGTCTTTGATGGCCCCGTCACGCACGGCCAGGGCGTACCGCCAGATTTCCCAGCAGATGCTCTTGCGGTCGAAGCCCGCCGTAGTGATCGCCACGCACAACGGCTGCCGCCTCGCCCCAGTGCTCGTGGTCATCACGTCCCACAGTTCCCGGTCGGGCTGGGCGTGGAGCTCGTCAAAGATAATCCCGTGAGCGTTTAGGCCGTGCTTCGTGAACGCCTCGGCCGACAGGGCCTTGTACGTCGAGTGCGTGTCCTCACGCACGATCGAATTGCGGAACACACGCAGCCGGCTCCGCAACTTGGGCGAGTTCTCCACGCACACCTTCGCCATCTCGAAGACGAGCCTGGCCTGGTCGCGATCGGCGGCGCACGAGTAGATTTCGGCCCCCGGCTCACCGTCGAACATGAGCTTCAAGGCGATCCCGGCGCACAGGGTGCTCTTGCCGTTCTTGCGGGGGATCGCCAGAAGGCTCGTGCGGTACTGCCGCACGCCGCCTTTCATCGTGCCGAAGAGCCGGCCGACGTATTCCTTCTGCCACGGCTCCAGCAAAAACGCCTTGCCGCCGAGCTCGCCCTTCGCGTGCGTCAGGTTCTCCTCGAAGAACCGCACCGCGATGTCAGCAGCCTTCGCGTCAAGCGAACATGCGGGCGTCGTCTTCGTCTTCTTGCGGGCCTTGGTCAACGGCAGACACCCTCGCCAGGGCAGATGCCGTCAGGCCAAACTCGGCCGCGAACTTCAGCATCTGATTGCGTGCGTCACGCTTCCGGTTCCATGCCGGGTGGTTACTCACCCTACCCTTGTCGTCCATCAACGTGGTGCCGTTCGCCTTCAGCTCGATGTCGGCCTGCACCATATCGGCGAAAGAGTCGCAGTAGGCCGCCAGAGTCTGCTGGTGCCTCGGGCTCATCACCTTCGACGCCTCGAGCATGGGCACGATCCGCTCCCACTCGGCACGGGCAATGTCGGCCAGCCACGCCGGGGCCGGCGGCACGCCAGGCGGCGCGTCGATCCCGGCCTTGTGCGGCCCCCTAACGCGAGAGCCACGCAGGCTAAGGATGGCTTTAGGCGTCGGCTTGCGGCCCTTACCCATACCGGCAAATCCTCAACTTGCAATTTCGGCCAAACGTACCCACAGCACACATCCGGGGTTTATTATCCGCGTACCCCCTATGATCCGACCCGCCCCGGGGTGTTGCATTTTGCGGCAGTCTCCTGCCGTGTCTTCCTGCCGTGGCACCTAACGCACAGCGTTCTCAGGTTCTCCATCACGTCCTGCCCGCCTTGTGCCTTGGGCGTGATGTGATCGACGTGGGCTTCACGCTTATCCGCACACACACGCCCACAGTGTTGGCAGGCCCATGCGTCACGCACTAAGACTCTTTGACGCAGGGCATACCACGCTCGTGAGCAGTAGCCTCGTGCTGCTGCGTTGGGCCTTGCAGAATCGTCACGTCTGGCATGCGTCCGCAATCGTGGCGGCCTGTGGCTTGGGATCCGTGCTGGCATGCGTCCAGCCTATGCCGTGCGTCCAGCTTTCTTGCAGCCCGTCTCTCGCCGCAAGAGCGCACTTTGCCTCACCACTCGGCCGAATAGAAGCGCCCACCGTGGTAGGCGTGGTCATGGGCTTCGTGCGGCCTAGCCCTACCCGGCGAGCCGCCGCCGCCAGAGCAGGCTAAGCACCACGGGCCGCTGCCGCGAAACTCCTCGACCAGCCGCTTGGCGTCAACGCTCATGCGGCACCGGCAGCCCTTGCAGCACGACTCGTAGAACCCGCCATGAAGAACGCGGCGGCTTGCAAACCGAATTAGCGCGTCGCTTTCTTCCTGTTCAGTCACGACTCTCCCTTCGCTCAAGAGCGCAATACGGGCGGTACGGCGTCCACCATCTCAAGCCGCAGGCCGCTATCCAAAACAACGCACGGCGGGAGGTCTGGGCTTATTTTCCGCAGACCATCCCAGCACTTCCGCATCGACTCAACCGCTTCGGTTGGTAGCGACTTTTGGCAATGGATCACGGCCAGCATCGGCTTTCGCTCGCCACCGTAGACGGCGAAATCGCCAGCGTGAGCAATCCCACCGGCGGAGCAGGTGGCCGTGATGGCTTTCAGCAGTTCTCGCCTGTTCATTCCATGTTCCTCTTGATGTTCAGTAGCGTCACTCAGATTCCGGCTTCGGCCCAAACTTCTCCAAAATCGACCGCAGGTTCGCGGCGATCTGTTGAGCGACGAGGCTGTTCCAAGATTCGTATTCGCTTATCGCTTCCCGCAGGCTCGCCGCCTCACCGGCAGTCATCTTGTCGCTCATCTGTCCCTTTCTGTATTGGTGCCGGGTTTTTGAACGGACCCGGCGAACCGCAAAGGAAGTCGCTCCGCGTGGATAGCCACGTTTCGGACCTCATGTCTGTCTCTGATTTCAGTAGCGCACCACAGGCTTCCGCTTGCACCGGCGGCGCAGGTCGGACTCCAGTTCGTAGACGAGCGTCTGGTTGCAATCCGCCGGACGGATCGGAACGTACCGAATCTCTTTGAGAAACCGGCGAACCGACTTTTTCAGGTCTTCCAATTCCTGCTTAGCACCCATGCTTCGTCCCTCTCTGCGGCGTGTAGGGAAGTTAGGCCGGTTTATCTGTTTTTGCTAAACCGCAGTAACTTCGGTTGAATTGTCAGATGTCTAACAGTTCGTGGGGGATCAGC